TGAACGAATACAGATCCACCAGAGCCTTTAATAGCTCTGGATTATCTGTCTTGATAAGACTCTTTTGTACTCCTACTAGTATTTCCATCATACTATTATAGTATAATTAGGAGTTTTATTTATGCAATCTAAAGAAGATATAATTGAGGATCTGTTAAACCAAATCCCGTGTGACGTAGAAGTTGAGGTTGAGTTGCCTTCAGAGGGTAGAGCTTACAATCTAGATGAATCTGAAAGTATGATCACCTTAAGGCCAATGACATTTGAAGACGAAAAAAGTGTTTTGTCTTCTCCCAATGATGACCCAGTAAACACAATCTTGCAAAGATGCCTGAAAGGCATAAAAGTTATGGACCTTCTTCCGATGGATAAATTATATCTAATAATGAAGCTTAGAGAAATATCTTACGGAGATGAGTACAACTGTTTAATAATTTGCCCTAAGTGTAAAGCGGAGAACCCAACTAAAGTTCTTCTGTCTCAACTACCTGTCAACCCCGTGCCAGACGACTTCTCTGATAAGGTCACGGTTACTCTACCGAAACTGGGTAAAGAAGTTGTTTTACGATACCCTAGAGTAAGGGATGATAAGTACGGACAAGCGGAGTCTTGGGTTGATAACCTTTGGCGGTATGTTGTTTCTTTAGATAATCATACCGACAAGTCGATTATAGCTGCGGTAGTAGACAAGCTTCCTTTGGTGGACATAAAAACAATTATCGGTGCCTTAAGTATAGAGTACGGTATAGAAAATAAAGTTGTTCTTGAGTGTAACTCTTGTGGGGGGGCGTCGGTTGTAGACCTGCCAATAGGTGCAAATTTTTTCGCAGTGAGCTAGAACAACTAATTAGTGTAGATTCTTTATACCAAGAAGCCTATATATTAGTAAACCGAGGAAATTTCACGTTTCGGGATGTGAAAGAAATGACTAGATTAGAGAGAGTCATGTTCCTGAATCTAATTAAGGACCAGATAAAGAGGGAAACAGATGCAATTAAACGGAACTAGCGTAGTAGACAGAAACAATAGACCTACCGTACTTCAGAGAGTAGGTCTTAGAGCCTTCTTTATAAATGATGGTGTTTATACTGATCCTCATGATATTAGTGCGGTAACTATTTTTGACAAATCAGCTAACTTCAGCCCCAGCACCATACTCGATGATAACTTAATTTCATCAAGTATTTCTTCGGGGATTGTTAGGATGAACTTTACTCCTTCTGCGAGTATGGACGCTTCTAATTACGACCCCTCAGACCCGAAAGCTCTTAGTGGAGTGTACCGCGTTAAAGAAGGTGAGTATATTGTAGTCCTTGACGGAACGCAAAACATTAGTGGAGTATACAACCTACATGGTTCTTCCGTTGTAGTTCCAAACTCCGCGAGCGCAGTAAAAGATTACATTGACGTTTGGACAGTAAAACTTGCTGAAGGATCTACCTACCAGTCGCTTATAAACGATTTTCACCTGTTTGACGACACGTTTTTTGTTGTAACTGAGCCGCTGCTTCTGACTGCTAGTAACAAACTAATTAATAAGCATGTTACCTTAGGATCTAAAGAGAATATTAAAGTTACTACAGAAGTAACAATTAACAACAAAACAATAGATAGTAGTGTTGAAAATCTATTCCGAGACTCCGCTATAATTAATCCTCAAATTAAGATAGAGAAACTTAACGAGGGTACGGAAACTCTTCCTGCCCACGTTGATGTCTCCGGTTTCTCTGACACTAGCGCCCTGATTGATATCACCTCAGACAACACGATGGTTCTAAACTTTGATACTACTACATTAGCTACTCACCCGAATGTAGCAGATTTTGGGGGACTCATAGGACAGTACCGTATAACTGTTAGGTACACTTTACTTAACGAACTAATTGTTACGCCTCCGCTATACTTCACAATAAGTTAATTTGGTTCTCCATCTTGTAGGTGAAATCATAAAGCTTTAGGTTCTCATCTAGATGATTATAGAGGTCCACCCCTTTTTGGTGGGCCTCGTTCCAATCCTTGTAACCCGAAGGTGGCTTACAGACGAAGAACTCGTCCATAAGACGTTCCTTCCTGAGCCTGTCAAAAGCTTCGAACCCTCGCTCCCCTGCGGTATCATTGTCGAAAGCTAAGACGATATCTCCGTCGAAGGTAGCCAGCGCCTCAGCTTGCCGTGGGCTGACGATATTCTTCATCGTGGCAGTGGCGTTAATTCCTTGTAGCTGGAATGAGATAGCGTCTAGAGGCCCCTCACAGACGACAAGCATACCCATGTCTTCACGGTATGGGTACAGGATGTCTGACGACTTAGGAGCGATCTCCGTGGACGGATTGAGGTACTTAGGCTTCTCGTCGCCCATAGCGCGGGCTTGGAAGTAAAAAACCATACCGTCCTTGGAGAATGGAATGATAATCCTGTTGGCGAACTTACCTTCTTTGCACAGGAAGTATTCTGCCTTAGTATCGTTGATCTCTGTGAATAGCTTGCGCTCATACAGGATAGACCACGCCTTCAGTACATCTGGGTCGTCAGAGAACCCAGAAGCAATGTTGAGGGGTATTAGCTTACTGGTGTCTAGCTCTAGCTTCTTTTCCTCAGGCATGACACCCAGAGGGATGGGCTTACCTAGGTAATCAAAGTTTTTAATAATGAGTTCCTTCTGAGCACTGAAGTAGGTTATGCCTTGAAGGTGAGCATACAGGCTAACAAAGTTTCCGTTCCTTCCTGTCTTGAAGCACTGCCACAGACCACTATCTACATTAACGGAGCAGTGTCGCTTGTAGTCATTCCTTATAAAAGGAGACTCCATGATAAATTCACGGTCATTCGGAGATAAACGTCCGATATCAGAAAAATTGCTGGTAAGGAACTCTCTAATAAACTGAGGTGAAATCATGTACATAAATACTATCTCCGAATCTAAGTATCAAACTTTTAAACAGTGCCAATTGAAATACTGCTTCCGCTATGTAGACAGGCTACCTGAGCCAGAAGAGGCCAACACTGAGGCCCTGCACTTTGGATCTTATATCCACAAGGTTCTTGAGGACGGCGTAGAAGCCAAGACTCAAGAAGAGATGGAGCAGATTGCTGAAGGTGTAAAGGGCACATGGAATATATCAAAGAAGTACGAGGGCAAGGATTCTATTTGTTTCCGCAACTTTCTTGAGTTCAACGCTGGGCTAGAAGGGAGCATCGCCACAGAGCTAGTCTTCCAAGTCCCTGTAAAGGACGACATCACACTTAACGGAGTCATCGACCGAGTGATTAAAGGCAAGGATGGAGGTTATCTGGTAATCGACTACAAGACCTCCAAGAGAGAGAAGAGCAAGGTAGACCTCTACCAGGACTCACAGTTGAAGGGATATGTGTATGCTATCAGTAAGCTGTACGATGTGCCTATCAAGAACATTGTTGCTGCACATTACTACCCTCTGACTAACAACTTCGTACACGTTCAGTACAGTGTGCCTCAAATTAATGCTCATGTCAAGAACATTGTTGATGAGGTCTGGAAGATCAGGAAGAAGAAGAAAGCAGAGCTAAAGCCTAGCAGAAACGACTTCTGTAACTGGTGTGCCTACAAGGGCCTATGCCCTGAGTATAACGATCCACAGACATGCACCAAGAAGTTTGACGAGCTAAAGGCTAAGAAGAAATCTTCAAAGAGCCAAAAATAAAAGGCTTATAGATATCTATATCTATTGTATTAAAGAAGTTAAGCACTTGCTCTTGTGAGTATTTACACTTCTTAGTAAGATAATTAAAAAGCATTTCCTTCTTTATAGGCTTCTGTTTGTTCATTGAATCCAGAAGCTTAAGCTGGAAATGCTTTATAAATTTTTCACTATACTTATGTCTCCATTTCTCTGTGAAGGCATTACTTAGTGTATGATTTATTAAATCAAGAAAATCTACTAGTTCTATATCTATGTTTTTGCTCAATGTATAACCTATATAATATATTATATAAGAGGTTTTCATGAGGTATTTTTCAAAACAAATAGCTAACTTTTTGAAAAAAGTAGGTGTAGACAGCAACAAAAGAGTGAATATAGTGCCGAAATCAAAGTCTGCTATACGCCCAGGGGCAGTATTGTTTTTTAAGTACAAGCGGCCTAAGAGGCAGGGGTATGACATATTATTAGTCGTCTCGCCAGTGGTTAAAGACGCAAAGACGGGTAATAGTAAGAAGAGTAGTGTAATATGGCTGATTCTAAATCCGAGTTTTTTGGTGCAGTAGCTTCTCTTGGAAAAGTAATGACAGATTTGGTAGCTATTGGTTATCAAGTGACTAAAGCTATAGATACCTCGCAGAAAAGCGCACTCCAACTTGGAGTTTCAGTAGAGAGCACTTTTGAAAAATTCAGCGATTCTTTTGAGAATACCTTGCAGGGTGGGTTTGTAGATAGACTTGAATCTGTATTAGATATTCTAAATACGGGGTTAGAGACTAACTCTACGGGATTACTAGAATTAGTTAACTCTCAAAGATTAACTAATCAAGATTCAAAGAAGACAGCAAAAGCTTTTGCTAACTTGACTGCGGCTCTTGGTCTTAATGACGAAGAGCTTACAGAAATGTCGGAGTCTTTAATTGAGACCTCTAAAGAGTATAGAGTATCAACCAGTAGGCTCGTTGATACATTTGATTCCTTGGAGAGAACATTAGGGACTCAAGCACTTCTAGATATGGGTCCACAACTAAACATGGCAGTGACCAAGTTAGTAGGTGAGATGCCTGAAGCGCAAAGGCAAATAAACTCATTTGCTAATTTGATGATGGACAGAACTCAAAGAGGGCTTGATCAGAGAATTGCTTTAGGGATATCACAGGACGCTGAACGTCTTAGAGCAGCGGAAACGGAAGAAGAAGCTAGACAAATACTTCTAGAAGCAATAACAAAAGTAAATGATTTTGGCTCTCAGTTTGATTTTACCAAAGATGACTTGGTTACTTTAGGAGCAATAACTGAAACTTTCGGCCAAGGGATAGAAGACGCTCTTATAATATTCAAAAACCTAGGAAAAAGAGAAAAGACGGCTGAAGAACAACAAGCAGATTTTAATGATTCTCTGTCAACGCAAATCGGTAATGCGTTTTATTCTATACAAAGAGAACTTTTTACTAAACTAGGGGAACCCGTGCGAGATATGTTAAAAACTATTCAAACATTCATAAATAACAACGGGGACGTAATTAAAGGTATAGGTAGCGCGATACAGGCAGCAATTGAAGGACTACTGAATTTATTAGGCAAGATAGATTTTACTAAGCTTACGACTCAGATAAAAAATGCTTTCTCTGGTGAATCAATAGGTCTTGGTGCTTTTGTTGAGTTGACCAACAGTTTATTTAATTTACCAATGAAGACTGAAGGGGGCGAAAATGAACTGGGCTCTTCTGGGGACGAACCAAAAAGTAACAGGGAAATAGAACGCCCCATGTTCCCTGATTTTACGACATTACTTCCTATGGTATTGAATTTCTCAGCGCAAATGAATGATCTTGTAATTAATTCTGAAGAAGCAAACGAACATCTTATGAATCTTGTTACTTTAACAGAACAACCAAAAGGCCCACCTAGAGAGGAAATGGTAACGGAAACAGGGGGATAATAATATTATGGCTAATAGACATGTTGTAGATCGGGTATTACCTAATAGATCAAAATTAAAATTTTACTTTCCTGTAGCTCAGAAAGGTAATCAAAAGTACGTTGTGGACTTACCCTTCTTTGAGAATATAGACGTTAAGGAATCGAAGAGAGCTAACTTACAAAAGTATTCTTTGATAGCGAGATCTAGCAGCCTTTATGCTTACTTGGGCGCTGATTCTAGAAAGATAGATGTCTCTTTCAATTTATCCCTACCGCATCTAGTGGAAGATCACCCAGAGATAAACATAGACAGATACATATCCTCTCCTGCTGTAGGTTCGGAGAATTCCGATACAGAGAAAAAAAGGTTTACTCAACCTTCTACACCCAAGTCCTCTAGAAGTGGAGCAGCGTTCCGCTTAGGTACAGAATATACTCAAAGCCTAGCTAGAGAATCAGCTAGACAGGTTATCCAGAGCGATTGGTTTAAGAACGCCATACCTATTGCTGATAGAGAAATGTTCTACACAAATTATGGCTTGTCAGAACCTGGGGGCGGCGGATTTGGAGAAAAGATTAGAGATATTCAAAGCGGTTTAGGTTCTATCTTTCCTACTCCCTCACCAGCACTTTCACAAGCATTGAGTTTTTCTTTTGATGTCAACGAAGGACTTCTTCGCCTACTAAAAACCATAGACCTAATTGTTTATTGGGTTAATATAGTTCGCTCTTCTGTAGTAAACAATGCAGATGATCCTCTATACGGGCCTCCTATAATCAGGCTGAATCACGGAATCATGTATCAGGATATCCCCTGTATTTGCACTTCGTACAACATCTCTTTTGAGGAGGAAGCAGGGTACGATTTAAGGACGCTACTACCAAGAAAAATAACGGTCAGCTTAAAGTTGGAAGAGGTTAGAGCGGGTAACTATAAGAAGTTTGACCCAACTAACGCAATCTCTAGAGACAATTTAGCGGGGTGGGAAGCGGTAGTATTAGGTGAGACTAACAGTATGGACCCAGGATCAGGAGGGATTTGATGCCAAGTTTAGGAGAGAACAGAGGTCCATATAGTTTTGATTATAATATAGTTAGGCATAGGGAAAAGAATATACTAACCATATTAAATAACCCTGCATTCGATTCATTACTAGAGAATATTGAAGACGCTTACGAATACACTAAAGGATATGTTCCCGCCGGGTATGAACATAGACCAGACCTTATATCTAATTTGTTTTTGGGAACCCCAGACTATTGGTGGTTGTTGATGTTAGTTAACAATATAACAGATCCTATTGAGGGATTTTACTTAAATCAGAAAATACTTATTCCTGAGTTATGACGAAAGTTCCAACAGCATATTGCCTAGTTACTAGAGATAGAGAGACCCTTAAAAAGTTTATTAAGGAGGGTAAATCTTTGTCTGAACTAGAGCAGGAACTACGATCAAAAAAATCATTTTTGTTTTCTTCTAGAAACAATGCAAACTTCATTTCGTTTTCCGCTTCGTTTAAGGCAGATAACATGATAATGAACATAAAGTTTATTGATCCTAAGAACGAGTTTTTTTCTAGATTTATATCACGTTCAGTTTCTGATTCATTAGAAGAATTAGAAGTAGCTCCTTCCGCTGATTTACCTGTAACCCTTTCTGAGGGGGCGGCAAAGCAGGACTTTGAAAACAGCATAAAAAAACTACAAGAAGAGATCTCTAAAACTTACACTACTTCAAGCTCGCCCGAAGAAAATGATTCTACGAATCTTCCCAATACTCCTGGAGTTATCTCTGTAGATAAAGGCAAAGTTATAACCTTAGGGCTGGTCCCGACTGCAACAGGCCCGGAAGATCAAAAAAAACCAAAAGGCGTAATCACTAAAGGAAAAGAAATAATTATAGAAGGATCCTCTAGAAATATAGACCTAAAAAACCTAAGCAGTGTTGACGAGGACCTGCCAGCGTACAGCCCATTTATAAATCAGGATAATGTAAGTTCAAAGACTAAGAAGATAATAGGCGCTAGGTTCGATGAGTTACAGGAGGAAGAAGACACTAAGGAGTCTTCTGAAATAGTAAAAAAACTAAAAATAGATTATCACTATTTGATAGTGGATTGTATTAGATCCTTCTTGCAAAAAGCATATAGAACTAAGAATGTAATTGTTCTCATACCTGATATGAATAAATTCTGTTCTAAGAAAATAGAGGAAGCTTTCTCTGAAGCAGCAGCAGATGATCCTGTACCCACAGCAAAGAGTGTATTTGGTTCTTTTTCTTTCTCAAAAGCAACTAAGGCTCTAAAAAGACTATCTCCTTTTTACAGGTCAATAAAAGTAGACTCTGCCCTAAAATCGTTCTTAACCTCTATGGGATTTAGTTATGTATCTTCTAACAAAGAAGATACATCTTACCCTCAAGGAAGGAACTCAATATACTCTATTGGAGCTATAAACAAATTAGTTCAGACTGAGCGAACAGAGTCTATGAAAGATAGCAACCAAAAACTTTATGAAGATCATAATTTCTATTGTAAATACACGGTTGTAGATCACGGCAAAGAGCCGAACGCCAAAGCCGCAGTAGACGACATAGTAAACTCTATAAACAGTGCCTCAAACGAAGGAAGCCTTATTTTCCCTTCGTTAAGCTATGAAATTAATTCAAACATTATAGATGTGCTATACAAGTATTCTGAGGACGATAATTACCCTTTAATTCCTAAGGGTATGAAAGCAGACGAGCCGTGTTTAATTTTCGGGAACAAAAATACTATATCTACATATTTCTATAAATCCAAAAAGGGAAAAGACGATAATATGGCGTGCCTTCACCCAGCCGACGAAGCCCTTCTATCAAACGACAAGTTCATCAAAGAGTTAAAAGTTGCTAAGAACTCATCCATAAATCAAAGTGGATTTGTGGACACTTTATATCCCTCCGCTGATCAGTTAGCTTTAGATATTCATAAGATGGATCAAAAAGTAGGTACTTTAAGTAAACTAGCGTCTTCTTTGGCTCTTGCGGGCGATATATCAACGTCAGGAACCGGAGTGGATCAGACTGAAGCTGATAGGGTTCCTATATTTAAATTCAACACTAAGAACCCGAATGTGCTTAATTTTACGATTAACCAGAACAATTCGCTCTTTGCTGCTCTTCAGGCGGGGATTACAAAATATAAGGAAAACAAAGCTACTATATTAGCTCAGGGTAAATTCCCAGAGGGAACCGCTACTTTTAAGCAACTTAGTTTAGCTGAAGAGAAAAAGAGAGAAATAATAAAAAATCAGTTACATGGTTTAGAGAGTGTAGATATAAAACTAGAGCAAGCTGCTAATAAGTATTTACAAAATCTATTTGAAAAAGATCCTGATGCCGCAAACAAAGCCTATCAAAGGTTTAGATATTTTTCTGCAACTACCACTGAAGAACAGGCAGAAATATTAACACAAGTGGAAAATGATGACTTGGTTACTTTAGATATAATACAGAGAACTGAGGGGCTAGGTGCCGCACAAGTAGGTTCTTTTACTAAATTTAAAAGTATTGACGATAGCGTAGAAGGAGCAGAAGACCTTAAACGTCTTATAGCTCTCAGGAAAGATTATGAGAAGTTAAAAGACGTTTCTGAAACGGCACCAGAGATAAAAATACCACAAAATTCCGTTGAAGTTCCTGCTACGGTATTGAGTGAATCAAGAAAACTTCTCACGGATACTGTGGGGGTTGCGACAATAACTACCCTTCCTTTTTTTCATATATTTGGACCCAAAGACCTTGCCAAAACTTGCTACTTTTTTGTAAACGAACCTCCCATTTTTGGCTCTGACTCCACTTATGAAAATGCTTTAAGTAGCTTTATCTCTGGAAGGAAGAAAATATCTTCGATGTATCATGAGATAGACGCTAATGGAAGAGCGTTCTCAGAGTTCACACTAATAAGAAATTAATATATGAAGTATTCAATGGATATATCTTTGGCTGTTGTTACCAGCCGAAAAGACCCAGATAACCTAGGCGTTATGCAGTGCATAATATCTAAACTGGGGCCAGACCCTTTACCTGTATACTATACGTCTCCGTTTGCAACAAATGCTGACGGAGGCATGATCGCTGTACCAGAAGTAGGTGTAAAAATATTGACATGTAGTCCTTATGGTTCTTCTAGGTGGTTTTACTTAGGTTCTACTTTTGATTTAGAGCCCAGGGAAGCTGAAGGTGATGCTGTTCTTGATGGTTATATTGGTCCCTATGAAAGAAGTAATCCAGATTCCGCAAAATATAGGGGCGAGCCACAACAGATAACTTTTAAAAATGAGCAGGGTGCGGGCTTTAAGATATCTGAACAGTATAACCCTTCAGGGTTTAACGTGTATACTCGCCTTCAAGGAACTAGTGGAAAGAAAGTAGAGTTAAATGATAACCCCCAAACTGACTCTGTTTTGATTCAGTCAGATAATCAAGCTAGAATAAAACTGGCTGGTAGCCCAGAAGAACCTACAACAGCACCAAGATCAATTGAGATAGAATCAGCAGGATCACAAAAGTTTATAAATATCCAAGACGAGACAGATGTTGTTGTTCTAGAGGGCGGAAGAGATATTAATATTCTAAATAACGCAAATGCTTCCGGTTGGGGAGGACCGATTTCTACGGGAAACGTCAACATACAAAGTAAACAAAAAGATGTTAACGTATTCACCCAGGCGGAATCAGGGAAAATATTTATTCAGTGTCTAAACACAGAGGGAGAGAGTCAGCACATTCAAATAGAAACTAAAGGTCCTGACGGAACGATTTCTATAAAGACTAACGGAAACCTTTCCATAGAAGCTGGTGGGGATATTAACATGAATGCAGGAGGAGAGATAAACATGAGGTCTGGAGATCAAATGAGTTTAGCTGCTGGGGCTGATCTTCAAACTAGAACTCCGGGGACGTTTACGGCTGAGGCGAATTTTGTACGCTTGGCCGAGCCCGCATCTATCCCAGGACCCCCGCAATCCCAGGCTAAAGAAAGTTCGTTTTCCCCTTACGGAGTGACTAAATACTGATATGGCAAGCTTCGATTTAGAAACATACTTACGGGTTCAAGGTACTACGGGAGCTAGTACCTTCGAGTCTATAGGTATGTCTTTTGGTTTACCCTCTTGCATTATTGGGTTGGGAGAAGCGGCAAAATCAAAGGCTCAGTCGGTGGTGTCGGATGTCTTTAAAAAAATAACAAAGAAGACAGGTATCCTAGAGTTTGACACAGAGACGGGAACATTTAAATTTACTTCGGACACCTCTTGGATGGGGATGGACTCTGACGATAACTCATTGTTAGACGACATAAACGCACTGGTAGGTCTTGCTGAAGTGGCTGCTGCTGGAGCAACTCAAGTGTATCAAAACTTAGCCGCAGGAGCTTCCCAGTTAGCAGCAATTCTAGATTGTTTTTCTAAGTTAGGTACTGTTAAAGAATACTCTTCCGGTAAGTCTGCCGATCAAAGAAGTACGCTTCCTCAAGCAGAGAGAGAAGAAATATTTAATCGTGAGTATGGTGCCGCGAAAGCTTCTTTAGATTATGCAAGAGAATTTATAGCGCAAGCTGAAGAGCAACAAAAAAAGATTGGTGAAATTATACGGGCAAGAGAAGTAAACCCTGACCTAGAACCCTGCTTCCTGGATTCTAGATCTCTGGATAATATTATTTCAGGAACATCACTAAAAAGGTGTTCAGCCGATGACCCTGGAATGGTAGAAGACGACGATGAGGTATTCAGATTAACCTACGGCCCCCCAGTGACCACCCGTGGACAGTATGT